AATCTGAAGCATGAGTATTTTATATAAAGGTAACAAGGCTGGAGCCAACACTATATGAGCGAAATAGATAATTTAGTAGGTGAGAAAGAAGATGAAATCAATCTAGAGATTGAGGCTTTTTTTGCAGCTGTTTTACTTAGTGTTGGAGCACTTGCTACAAATAAAGATGTAGACCTAAATACTATAAGAAAAAAAATATCATCTGATACAAGTTTGTTAAAAATAAAAGTTGACAACATTATAGGAAGTATGGTTAATTTAGCTAAGCCATCTCTTACAAAAATTAGAAAGATAGATAAGAACGCTGTGATAGATGATAAATTAAAAGCTTCTATAAGTGATTTTATCACAGCGACTAAACTAGAATTTAACAGCCTTATAGATGTTAAAGAGGCAGAGCTAACAAACTTAGTATTTCAACAGATTAAAGCAGGAGCATCTAAAGAACAGATGATAGCTTCAGTAAAAAAAAGTTTAGAGAGTGCTGGTATGGGTAACCAATCAACTAGAGGGTTGAAAACTCTAATAGTTACTAAGTCTCATGAGCTAGAAAGTTTCATAACAAAAACACTAAGCGAACAAGCTGGCGTTGAACAATGGAAGTACGTAGGACCGAGAGATAGTAAAAATAGATCTTGGTGCGCATCACATGTAAATAAAACACTAACTAAAAAAGAAATAGAAGCTTGGGAAGGTCAGTCTTGGACTGGTAAGAAGAGTGGAGATCCTTTCGTAGTTAGAGGCGGATGGAATTGCCGTCATAATTTTGAACCAATTAAATAAAAGGAGAGGTATATGACCCCAGAAGAAATAGAAGCACAAAAAGCAGCAGAAGCTGCAGCATCACAAGGTGAGAGCGTTGAAGATAAAGTGATAAGACTAGAAGCAGAACTGTCTAGTACTAGGCAAGAGTCTGCGTCACGTAGAGTAGAGCTAAAGAGATTCGATGGTGTTGACGTTGAAGAATACAACACACTAAAAACTGGAGCTGCTTCGGCTGCTCAGAAAGAACTAGAAACATCCGGTAACTTTGAGGAAGCTAAAGCTGCTATAGTATCTAGCTATGATGAAAAGCTAAATGAAGCTAATAAGAGAGCAGCTTCAATTGAAAACAAATACAAAAAGCTTGCTGTTAATGATGCTATAGTAAATTCAGCATCTAAGCTTAACGCTATTAATCCAGCACAGCTATCAATGTTACTAAAAGACAATGTTAGACTAACAGACTCTGGCGATGTTGAAGTATTGAATGCCGAAGGAAAGGCTAAGTTTAATGGTGAAGGCAATCTTCTTAGTATAGATAGTTATGTAGAGGATTTCCTTAAAGAAAACCAATACTTAGTAAAAGGTCCTAATTCTGGTGGTGGAAGTAAAGGTGGAGATCACAAAGCTACTGAAACAAACCTTACAGGAACTGCTAGACTTACTAAAGGACTTAGTGAATTAATGAATAAGTGATTATATTTGGGGGGATATCCCCCCAAATATTAATTTAGTATTTTTAACTATAGAGAAGGTTGAACCTTTGATATGAGTTGGCAACTAACTTAGTTGCACTTGTAAGAGATAGCGTCCTTAGATTTTATTGCTTGAAGCAAAAATGCTAATATATAAAAGATTGACTCTTTTAGTATTTAAGAATTAAGTAATGAAACCAAACAAAAAGGAGATATAAAATGGTTCAAACATTAACAGAAATAGGTAAACTATTAAATAACGATATAATTTCACCAGTGATCGATGCGGTTGCTCGTGTTAACCCAATATTCCAGTTCATGCCTGCATATGGCTACACTGGTAAAGCTGCAGTGATCAGCACTCGTCCTGACCAAACTGCTAGCTTTTTAGCTGAAGGTGCTGCTGTTCCAGCTGCTACTTCTACAACTTTCACACAGAGAAGCGTACTAGCTACTACTCTTATTAGAGACGCAGATGTTTCTAACCTTTCCATTGCCTCAGGTGCTGGAGAAGTTAACGCTGCTGGTATCGAAATCGATGCTGCTGCTATGGGTGTTGGTAACTTGCTACAGAACGGTATGATTAACGGAACTGGTACTGCTCCAGAAATGGGATCTTTGTTCTCAGAAACAACTGTAACACTTGACGCAGCTGGCACTTCTCTTTCTTTCGCATTGCTTGATAAGTTGCTTGATCTTGTTAAATCTGCTAAGGGTAGAGTTGACTTTATTGTGATGTCTTTCTCACAGAGACAGTCATATAGAGCATTGCTAAGGGCTCTAGGTGGTAACACTTTAGATAACATCACTCTTGCTGATGGTCAGTCTTTAGACCAGTATGAAGGAGTTCCAATCTTCGTATCTAGCTGGAAAATAGGTACTGAGTCTTTAGACGGTACTGCGCTAACTGGTGGAACTAATGATTCTATCTACGCAGGTGTTTTCGACAGTGGTAATCTTACTGACGGTGTTTCAATTGTATATCCAGCAGCTACACCAGCTGGTATGGCAGTTGAGCCTCTAGGTAACCTAGAAGGATTTGACGCTAAGAGATTCAGAGTTAAGTTCTACGGAAACTTCGTAGTATCTGATAAGAACTCTTGCGCTAGATTGTTCGGCCTTATATAAGTATAACGTAATACAAGAGAGGCTCTTCGGAGCCTCTTTTTTTTATTGCAGGTATTTTATATAAGAGAGGTAGAAATGAAAGTAACCATAAATAAAAATTATAATATTATAGATACATTCAATCTTGGTGGTGTAAAGTGGGACAAGTGTGGAGCAGGTTGTTTCTGTGCAGAAATTGATAGCAATAAGCTTTCAGAGCTAAAGAAAGAATACGTTGATGAAAAATTCATAACAGAAGAAAAGAAAGTTGTAAAAAAAGCTCCAGTAAAAAAAGCTCCAGTAAAAAGAACTGCTAAGAAAAAGGTTGTGAAATAAATGCCAACGTATATTACTCAAGCTGACTTAGAGCTATACTTTTTAGATTTGTCACAGTATGGGTTGACAACAGTTGACGCTACTATAGATCAAGCTGAAACAGATGTAATAAACTATTTTTCTTATGTATGGTTTCCTAACGCATATAAGAAATATCTGGGTGGTAATATTGATCAGAGTATAAATACTAATAACGGAACAATACCACCTATTGACTTAGCATATTTAAATACAGATCTACTTAAAAGATTGATGACATATAGGACATTGGGTTTTCATCTATTTCCAAGCTTGATGAAAACCACTACAGTAGAAGATGACAGCTTTTTCGCAAGAGCTGAATATTTCCAAAAACAATATAACGAGGAAATAACATTGTTATCAGGTGTACCATTGTATGATTTTAATAAAGATAGTCAGTTCGATAACTTAGATTTAAATAATGCTTTGTCAGGAAAGAAGCCTAAAATAAAATTAGTGAGATCATAAATGGCAACTCGTGAGCAAGTATTGACAAGTTTGGAGACTCTAGCCGCATCTGCTGCTAGCGTTAAATATTCTACGAGACAAGTTGTTTTATTCGAGGATCTACCAACCAACATATTTCCATTAGTACAAGTAATTGATAATGGAGATATAGAGGTATTACATAAAACTGGCGGTGTTGCTACTGTTAGTATTGATGTGCAACTAAAGATCGTAACTAAAGCAGAATATAAAGACAACGCAACTAAACTGAATATGGTTGACAGTGAGATTATAGCAGCACTATATACAGACTTAAGGCTTGGTGGTGGAGCTGATTTAGTTGAGATATTAGATAGAGAAGCTGAAGAAATTGAAACGACACACCCATTTGTTGTAGTTACTAGGAATATAGTATTACACTATACTGGTAGTATGGCAACAGGTTTATAAAGTATTTTTTAATAAGAGGAATAAATAATCATGGCAAATAAATTTGAAAGAGTTGTATTAGTTAAAAAGGAAGTAGTAAAGGGAACTGATGTAGTACCTTCTGTTGCTGACGCTATACAGGTTCTTAGTGTTGATGTTACACCATCACAAGAAGCAATTGATAGGAACGTTGTAAAACCAACAATGGGTATGAAGCCTCACGCACAAGGAAAAAGAACACTTGAATTTAAGATCACAGCTGAGCTAAAAGGATCTGGAACAGCTGGAGCAATTTCTGAGATTAGTCCTCTTCTTCAATCTTGCTACATGAAAGAAACAGTAAGCGTTGGTGTTGATGTTGTTTATCAGCCAACAACCACAGCTAAAGAATCCTGCACAATATATGTATATAAAGATGGAATGTTGTGGAAGGGTTTAGGAGCAATTGGTGATGCGACAATAGTTGGTAACGTTGGTGAGAGTATTATTGTTGAGTTCACAATGAGAACACTATATACAGACCCAGTTGTAGCAGCTGTACCAACAAGCCCAATATTTGATACGACTGGTCCAGTTGTTGTCTCTAATTTGGATATCGTTACTGAAAATGCTGGAACAATACTAACTGGCGCCTTCTCGCTTAACTTAGGTAACGAACTAGCTGAACACTACACTACATCTCAGCATGAGTTTACGGTAGCTGACAGAGCTCCAGTATTTAACATCACCAAAGACTCTGTGTCAACTGCCGCAGAGTGGACAGCACTTAAGAACGGAGACACGGCGGTAATAGATGGATTGTTCGGACAAGCAGCTGGTAATATTATACAGATCCAAGCAGGTAACTGTGTAAGAGAAACAGTAGCTTACGGTGAAAGATCTGAAAAAGACATACTTGATGTTGCTTACAGAGCATACGAAGTAGCAGCTGCTGGTGATGACCAGTTCACAATAACAATAAGATAAAAATATTAAATAAATAGAGAATTGGAGCTTAGGCTCCTTTTTTCGTCTCTTGGTATTTTATTATAAGTAAGTAGGGGTATTTATGTTAGAATTAGATCTAGTAGAACAGAAAGAAAAAACAATAGACATTGAAGGTATTAAAGTAAAGCTTGCTAAAAGTAATCCAATGTTACAGGCCAACCTTATTAATGTGATGGAAGGTGTAAATACTGCAGATATGATTAAGCACGTTGAGATCATGTCATACTTCTTTGAGAACATTGTAGAAACTGTAACATATAAAGGAACAAAATATAAAGGAGATATATTCTTCTCTATGATTAAGCTAACAGATAGTAACACACAAACATTTATGGCTAAACTTATGTCAGAGATTATAGGTGTATTCTTCCTAAGTGAGAAATCAAAAAAAAAGTAACTCAGGCAACTAGGGCACTAAGCGCTAATAAGAATTGCTCTAAGTGCCCAAGAAGATTGAGTAAGCCAAACAAGTGTTTTGAGGAAGTTGACACAGAGTGGGTTGATGGATATGTTTCTAAAGAGTGTCCTGTGTTAGCAGCTCAAGAGTATAACTTTTTATTTACAATGTATTCAGAATATTCTAAATATGGTAATTATCCTATTGGCGGTGGGCTTATGAATCAATCACCAAAGCTACTAGAAGTATTCAAAACAATATCAAATGAGATAGATAAGATTAAATCTGAACAAGATAGTTAAAGGTATTTTTATAAAAGAGGATACAAATGGCTGATAAGAATGTACAAGTAGTATTTGAAGGCAACAATAAAGATTTGCTTAATTC